CCAGACGATCGAGTTCGTCTTCCTTCTTGGTCTGCTTGAAGACGAACTCGATCGTCTGGACCGTCTGCTCAGGGTCAAGCGTGCTGATCGTAACACCGAGCATTGGGGTAGTGCCCCTTTTAGTAATCGCTTTAGGCTCTTGGGTCATCTGATCACCCCTTTATCTTGCCGCTGATGGAATACAATATGTTGATGGCAGAAAGCCCGCAAGGCTTGTCGCCAAAGATATGTACCTGCATCAGCCCTATCTTCTTAGCTTTGTAATTCGTAGTCTTGAGCCACGGAGCGTCCTGCTCCTTGGTCTGAGTCAAAATCTTAGTCTTGCCCTGCTTGATCGGGAAGCGATATTCCACGTGCGGGTCTTGCCACAGGTCGGGCGCCGCCAGGATCGAAACATTCTTGACCTTTTTGTAATACGACAGGGTGCCGAAGTCCAGCCAGGGAGTCGTCCACTCCCATTTGACCGGCTCGCCGTCATCCTCATATCCGTCGGTAAAGCGGAATATCTTACCATCAGCCGTACCAAAATACAGATCGCTGTCCGAAGCGTACCAGACCCGGACCGGCACATTGTCCCACACATACCACTCATATGACAGCTTGTCGCCCTTCTGATTGCCGGCTGTCTGCAGACCGTCCGCCACAAAGACATAGTCCCCGGCCGCCAGGTAATACTTATCCCGGAATACCACAGCCTCAGCCTGAGTCAGATCCTGTTCGACCAGCAGCGGATTGATGAAGTAACTGCGATTCTGGGCAAAACGCTCATTGATCGCGGCGTTGCCGACCGGCACGGTCGCGAATACGCCCTGCGAAGACAACTGCAAAGGCGTTCCGACCAAATACCCGCCGCAGCGCTTTGAGACCACGCCGATCCCGATCGCGCCCTGCTTCATCGCGAAGGTATACTCGCCATTATAGGTGGTCGGCTCGATATAGTACACGGTGCTGTTGGCAGACATGGCCGCCTTATGCACAGCCAAAGTCCCATCCGACAGCCAGGAAAACCCCATCACCGGCCGCGTCTCATCCCCGGCAGCGAAGTAATTCGTATCAGGGAAGTAGGTCGGATCGTTGAGTTCAGACCAGAAAACCTTGTGCTTCTCGCCCGGCTCGCCGGCCACAAACAACCGGTCAGCGCTGCCGGATACCCCATACTTGCACAGTATATCCGCCAGGTTGACCCGGTCCTTGTAATCATTGCCGGCGCCGGTGTAATAAGCCGTCAGCGCGGAGATCCCACGGAAATTGCCATATCCGTCATAAATGCGAGAGCTGTCGTAGTAGTCGCTCTGGTGGATGATATCAAACCAGACGTCATCCTCCACTACGCGATATCGACAGAGCAAAGCCTCCTGCAGGTCGTACCAGTGAGAATCGCCGTCATCCCATTCGCCGATATAGATCTTGCCGTAGTCCGTTCCGGGATCGGTGCTGATGATGTACGGCGAAGGGAAGTCCTCGGTCAGTTTGCAGGCAAAGGTATGCCCCCAGTCGATTGGATCATAACCCTTCTGGTCGGCGTTGCGAGCCTTGATCGTGTTGGTCAGCAGAAAACGGACTGTCTGGGTGTCGTCAAAGTCGCTGTATTTCAGTTTGAAAGATCGGTACACATAGCGATACCGGTTGCTCCCGGGATCGGTATCGGACCACCAGCCTTCGTACTGCATCCGCGAAAGGTTGCCCCAGGCCCCGCTCGGCCAACACCAGTAGATATTCGTCTGCGGCGAGTCCAGATCAAAGTCGTCCTCGTGAGAAGTCGTGATGTTATGCTCGCTCTTGAACCTCACCCGGTAATTGCTCTGCCCGGTGATCGGCGATGCCGCCAGAGCATACTTGTCGTAGTAGTTTTCATTAGCGCTGCCAAAGTCCACTATGCCCTTATCAGTATCAATAGAGGTATAGCAGTAGTCAGTCCCCTCACCCTGGGTCACCGTCTGCCACAAGCCCTCATCCGTCATCCGCTCCACCGTCACGTCCGAGACCGGGGAATCGCTCAGCGTCAGCCTGGCGAAAGGATTTTTCTGGTAGGTATAAGTGCCGACCCCGGACCTGATACCTTTTTTGTTCGTCTCGGCGACGTAGAAGTAGTTATACTGGTAGTCGCTCATCAGGTTGACCGGCTCATACGCCGTGCCGCCCGGAGTCGGCCCCGGCAGCGCGTTCAGGACCACGATCGGTTCCTTGCCCTGGTTCTCCAACAAGTCGACGGTCAGCGTCCCCTGCTCATACCAGACCAGCCGGGCCTTGTTGCCGTCCAGCAATACCAGTTTGTTGTTCAACTGGGCAGCGCAGGACTTGACGTCGTCCAACCCTTCATACAGCAGGGTATGTGTACTGCCGTTCCACTCATATAGGTTGCGCCCGGCATGAACCAGCATAACCTGCCCCTCCGGAGCGTCCAGCGTATAGATGCCGTTGATCCGCTCGTCAAAGCTGTCGGCAAGTGCATATCCGTGCCGGGTCTGCGGGTAGCCGTTCATATCAGTCACCATGTTGATCGCCCAGTCAGCCCGCGCCGGACTTTTCGCCGTCGGATTGCCGGCCAGGTCCACGCCCTTGAAGCGACTTACAGCCAGCGTCCGCTTGGCCACGCTGCCGCCCTGCGCTCTATATGCCATTTTTTACACCCCCCTGCCAAGCCTCGCCTTTGGCGGGAGGATAGCCCACGAGGCCAAACGAAGTGCGATTTCTATACACCATAATCCGTCACCACCGTCGCGAAACCGAACAGACCATACCTGGCCAATCCGGCCTGGTACTTGTCTTCCAGGATGTTGTACTTGTTCACGCCGTCGTCGTTGGTATCATCCACGATCAGCGAGGCCGCCCAGCCGTAGACGACGCACTCCAGCAGCAGCTCCTGATCCCAGTCGGTCAGCGGATCGTCCGCGTCCAGCTCGACAAAGCCGGTCAAAGGCTCCAGCTCGGCCCTCTTCCGCAGGCCATTGTTGGCGTCGAAACAAGTCTGCAGGATGATGTTGCCGTTCGGCAGCCAAAATTCCTCATAGCTGTCCTCGTCCTGGCTCTCGTTCAGTACAGGCAGCACGTAGCCCTGGAAAAACTCTTGCATAGTCAGGTCCACCTGACCACCTCCTTATAGAAAAAAAGAGGGGCAGGATATTCTCCCACCCCTCATAGTCCGCTCTTACAGTAAGGTTACTGCAGCCACGGTGATGGTGGCCGAGGTAGCGGTCACAGCGAACACCTTGCCCTTCAGGGAGGCGTCGCCAGTGGACTTGGTAGCCGCCTTAGTGTTTTTGAAACGGCCAGAGTCCAGTACGATGAAATATTTTTTGTTGGCACCGATGGTGTAGGTCTGATCAGCTACACCCTGGATGCCGTCACCCTTTTTCAGCGTCAGCGTGCCTTCAGTAGCGCCGTTGATAACGATCAGTGCCATACCGTGGTCACCGCCGTCGTACGGAATCAGGAAGCCGTCGCCGGCAGCAGCAGTAGTCTGCGGGGTAAACTCAACAAGGCTATTCGGGTAAACGCCCTTAGCAACAGTTACAGTTTTTTCTGCGTATGCCATTCTATATCACCTCAATTCTTAGTCGACGTAGACGTTAGCCACGACCATCTCTTTAGGACGGACGATCTTAGCGTCGTACAGGATGAAGCCTTTGACCGCGTCGGAGAAGGACGCCTCAGGACGATAAGCCTCGACGTGGGTCATCGGGTTCGCAAAAGCGATAGCACGGTTGGTGCGGACCATGATGTTGTACACAGTCTCAGCAGTACCGGACACGGTGATGCTTTCTTTGTGGACGTTGTTGCTCATCTTGATCTTGGCGTTGCCGTACATACCCACAAAACCATGCTTCAGGAAGTCCGAATTGCGGGTATCGAGATCGATATAGGCCTGTTTCATCAGCATGTAGATCGCCGGAGGTACGGTGATAGTGATGTCAGTAGCCGGATCGACGTCGTTCTCGTACAGTTTCTGCAGAGCCTGGTCCATGGTCTGCAGGACGTTCTGATAGGTCACAGCGGTCGGAGAAGCCTCAGCGGTCAGTTTGACAGCCTCAGCAGCGTCAGCAAAGCTGGCGATGTAAGCGTCCATCTTGGACGCCAGACCGGCGGAAGTCTCAGCGGACAGAGCCTCCATCACGCCGCCCACGGCCTGACGCTTGTCGATGTCGTCGATCTTGTAGTTATAGTACGCGATCTGACGGATCGGCATGATCACGGAGGTGTCCTCAACGGTCTCCGGACCGGACAGGGTGATGGCTTTGTTGGTGGTAGTGGTGATGGTCGGAGCGCCGACGCCCAGGATATGGACGATGTCGCCGGCTTTTTTGACGTCACCTTCGTACTGGCGATTGCAGTCCTCAGCGAACACGCATTTGCGCTCGAGTTCTCTGTTGATGCCCTCAGCCCATACTTCGGGAATAAAATTTTCGTATGCCATTGTTTAATTCATCTCCTTTTGGTTTGATAGGAGGGGCTTTTACCACCTCTCCATGCTTGCTCGGATCTTGTCGTAATTCTTCTTGATCCAGTTCTTGTCGGACCGGTGACGGTCGACTTCTTCCTTGGTGTAATACTCCGGTTCGGCCTCAGTCTTAGAGTTGACCGCTCCGATCTCCGGAGGCGTCGGCTTGGTGGTCGCCTGCTGCTGCGCCTGAATGGCGGCGTATGCGGTAGCAGGCTTGACCCCGGCGCCGATCAAGCTGGCGAATTCCTCACCGAATTCGTCCACGCTCTTGGCGGTCACATCAGGATAGATCTCCTTGATATCCGCCAACAAAGAGGCCTTGAATTGCTCCACAGCCAAAGGCTGATACTGCGACAGCTCGGCCTCCAGTTCAGCAATGCGCTGATCCTGGGCGGCCCTCTGTTCACGTTCAGCCCTCACCACGGAGACGTCACGGCCGGACGCGGCCGCTTCCAGCTGGTCTGCCACCTCGGTCACGCCGCCGGCGTATCCGTACTGGCTCCCCACCAGGCCGGAAAGTCGCTCGGCCTCGGCTTTGCGCTGCGCCGCCTCACGTTCGGCAGCTTCAGCCCGGCGTCGGAGACTGGCAAAAGCGCTGTTCTCCTCCCAGCTCTGCTTGGGTTTGGCCTCCTGCTTGCCCTGAGTCGCGACCTCAGGAGCGGCCTTGGCTTCGGTCGTCACCGAAGTGCTGGCCGCCGCTTCGCTTGCGCCATTTGCCGGCTCCACGACTGCCGGCTGCCCCGCGTTTACAGGGTTAGTGTTCTCGCTCATGGGAATACCTCCGTAATAAGCTAATTTATTTGTATGCCCCGAAGGGCTATACAGCATTTACATAGGCGGCATACCGCCCAGCAGCTGGTTGATATCCACGCCCGGCGGCAGCTCCTGCTCCGGCGGGGCCATCATCTGCTGTTCCTGCTGCAACATCTGCTGCTCCTCGGCCTCTTTGACGAATTCCTGCAGCTTCGGCTTCATGTGGTTCTGATCGGAAAGCAGCTCCACGTACTGGGCAAAGTCGATATAGCCGTTGCCGAACAGGTTCATGGCCTCCTGGTCATTGGCGTAGACGCTCCACGGATTGTTGCTGGAGACGTCGATCCGCACCCGGACCTTCAGCTGTGACAGCTCCTCGCCGCCCAGCTCGACCTCCTGCCGGTCGCCATTGTCGTCATACCAGCTGAGCGCCATGCCGTTGGGATTGTAGACCTGGAAGATATTGAACCAGATCAGACCGATGTTCTCACACAGCTGCTTGTACTGCGCGTTCTGCTCGGTCAGCATCACGGCGTTCTGGTCGATGACCAGGCTGATCGCCTTGCCGGAGGCCTTCTCCGGGTCGACGTTGCCGGTCGCCTCGTCGGAGGCGTTGGCCAGGTTCCTGGTCGTCTGGATGATCTCATTCTGCAGCCGTTCGCCGTCGGCGCTCATCGGCGCCGGCTGGATGTAAGTAAAGGCTTTGGCTACGTCCTGCACCTGATTGCCGCCGGTGATCTCGACCTTGGCCCCGATCCGCTCCAGCGCTTCAGGGTTAGTGATATAGTCTTTATGGTAAACCGGCTTCGGATAGCCGGTTTGTTTATTGTTGACCTCGCGCCTGAGCAACAGTTTGTTGGCCGCGATCTGGTTCGGGATCAGCGGATTGACCTCGCCCAGGCCCCGGGCGGAGTTATAACGCCGGTTCCAGACAAAGGCCGCCACCGGGTACCGATCCATGCCGGTGACCTCGACCTCCGGCTGATAGACCACAGTCGAAGTCGCCCGGGCAAATGTCACATACCCATTGTCAGACCGGCTGAGGTACAGATAGCTCGTAACCTTGCCGTCCTCGCTCTTGACCTCGTTACTGTCATTGTTGATCTGGTCCTTAGGTTCGTCCGCCACGATCAGGCTCTTGTCCACACCGGAGGCCGCGTCCTTGCGGACGTCGTCCACACTCCGGCGCTCCCGGATGATGATGTAGGCCTGCTTCTGGATCTCAGGCTCCTGCTCGTCCGCCAGGTATACGTTCGTGCTGTCCAGGATCTGCGGCAGCATGTCAGAGGTCCCAAAATAGAAGTACGAATCCCCAGTGATGGCAGCCTTCTTGACCATGGTCCACATAGCCGTATCCATCTGCAGCTCTTCCCACTTGTCAGCCACGTATTTGTTCAGATCCGAACAATACTCCCGGTAAGCTGCTTGAGCTGCAGGTTCACCTGAATAGTTGAGCGGGCTATAGTTAAGCACCATGGTGTTCTTGGCCACCATAGCCGTCTTATAGTCCACGATCGGCCGGATGAAGTTGTAGTACGGCAGCTTGCGCCAGTCCTTCTGGTTCTCGTCATACCACTGCTCGCCCTCATAGAACCGGACAGCTCGCTTGGCGTTGGTGTACATGCTGTTCCGGTTCATGAAGTCGTCGCCCTTCAGGAAGGCGTCGTAGATGTAATTGCCCTGTTTCTTCTTGTCAGCCACCTAATCACCCCTCATACTGCTCCGCCCAGGCCAGCAGTTTCTCTTCCTCGGTCGGCTCTGCAGAGCTTTTCTTGTCCGGCAGGCTGAAGAGAGGCTGCACCGGGGCCTCTTCCTTGACCGCCCGGCCGTCCTTCAAGCCCTGTCTGTAGGCGGCAAAGGTCAGGCCGCCGCCGATCAGAGCCGCCACGCAGAGCCAGATCATTTCGCCACCTTCTTCGTGGTCTTCTTGGCCGGCTTCTTCGCCGGTTTCTGCTCCACCGTGGTCTCGCTCACGGTCTCCCCGGTGAAGATCCGCTGCCGGCGTGCTTTCCGCCAGGCACTCGGTTTGTTTGCCATGTCTATACCTCCTAGATGATCGTAATAGTCCCCATATCCTCCGGCTCTTTGCGGATACCCAGAAGCTGCGGGAAGTCTGACTTCACCGGCTCCGGTTGCACCCGCTCCGGTTGGAAGTAAATATATCTCAACGTCTGGCACAGATATCTCATCTGGTCCATACTATGGTCGTGCTCCTTGATGACCTGGTCCCGGTCCGCCTTATCGTCCCAAAGGTAACTGTAGAACTCGTCGATCGTGTTCTTGCAGTCCTCGTGGAACCTCACCTTGCCCTGGCTCAAAAGTGTCCCCACCAGGCGTATGCCATCCAGCACGGAGTTGTCAGCGTCCCAGACCCTGAACTGCTCGTGCCGGCGTATACACTCTTTCATGCTCGCCGCGGACGGATCTATGATGATCGCCTCGATCTCGTAGCCCTCACAAAAGGCCTCCAGATCCGCGTAGTATTCCTCGTCTGTCTTCTGCCTGCCGGTCGCCCGGCTGTCGTGGTAGTACTCCTTCAGCATCAGAGCCTCGTCATGCCGCACCCGCCACAGACCTGCAGCGGTCGGATTGATCGTGCCGTAGTCGATCGCCACAAAGTACTTCGCGTCCTCGGCCGGCTCCGGAGCGCCAAACAGATGACGCTCGGGGCTGAACATCGGATAGACCAGACCCTCAGCCACCTTCCATTGCCCCAGGATATAACGGTCATATAACACCGTCCCCTGGTATTCAGAGCACAGCGCCTTGACCACGTCCGGATCGAGGAAAGGATTGTCGAATATCGTGTAGGTCTGGCTGAACACATCAGCGTCGGAGTCCAAAAACTTCTTCAACCAGTGACCGGGATAACTTGGATTGTACGTGCCGTCAAAGCAGCTGTAGGTCCGATCGAGTCGGCTCTTCAGCAGTCCAAACACATCTTCCGACCACTCGGCCACCTCGTCGCCATAAGCGTATTTGATCGAAACGCCGCGGATCTTCGAGACCTGACTGATCTTCTCAGCACCCAGGGCGTAGCATTTCTCGCCAAACAACTTCACGGTATTGTCAGAGCTGATCCTGCCGACCAAAGCCTCGCCGTAGATATCCCGCATCGGCTGCAGCAGGTTGCGCTCGATCGTGCTCTTGGTCACACCCAGGACCACGACCAGCCCCTCCTTGCCGATCCGCTCGCGTATCCGCAAGGGTATGATCCAGCGGAAGTCGAGATAGGTCTTGCCGGATCGCGTCGCCCCGCCCTTGAAATTCCAGCGGGAGCGCGCCTCGCGCACAAACTCCTTTTGCTTAATCGTCAGCAGCATCGCCGCTCACCGCCTGCCTGAATTCATCCAAGAGGCCGTCCAGCTTCTCCAGCGCCTGCTCGTTCTCCAAAGCGTCAAACAGTCGGTACCGCTTGCCCAAAAGCTCCGCCGCCTTGTTGGCGTCAGATACTCTGGTAGGCAGGGCCACAGTGTCACCGACCTGCGTCTTCGTACTCACCTTCCGCATGGTCCCATGCTCGTCTTCTTCCCATCTGACCTCTTCCTTGGTCAGCACCACGGCGGCCGCCTCCGGCTTCTGCCGGCGCATCACCGCGGTCAGGTATTCCAATACCTCGCGCTGATCCGCGATCTTCGCCGACTGCAGCTCCTCCAGCCTTTGGTCTATATACTCGCGGATTGCAGGTTTTTGCAGGTTTTCCACTGCCTGACTGCCTGCTGTCGCTTCGCTGTACCCAGCTCGTCGAGCGGCCTCGCTCGCGTTCCCCAGCTCGATATAAAAGTCAGCAAATCGCTGCTGCTTCAGTGTCAGGTCACCTTCTGCCAAACCGCTCACCCCCTGTATGTAAAAATGTAAAACATATAAAAATACCCCGGTATTACACCGAGGTCGATTATTAACTTCCGTCTGCAGCTCCCCACCTAGCTATGCATGACCAGACGGACTACCCGCCCACGCAAAAAGCCCCGGTCGATCCAGGGCTTTTCGCTGAAGAGAAAGGAGAAAAACAAAAAACAAAAACCAACATGGGAAGATAGGGGCCGGCATGGGACCGGCCCCGCAATGGAGGATTGCCTTGATGTCTTTTCCCAATATCATAGTATCACCTTTTTTATGGACAAAAAAGGACATCAATGGTCTCTTTTCGCCATATTGGCCAAAGCCCAGCCATGAATCCTCGTCACCTGGCGTATCTCATAACCCATAACGTCCGCCACCTGCGCCCACTTCAGGCCGTCGATATACTTCAGCCTCATCAGCCGGCGCTCCCTGGCATCCGGCAGGTTATTGATCGCCGCCTCGATCCGCACCAACAGCGCGGTCGACTCTTCAATGCGTTCAGTGATCATCCGGGATATCTTCTCACAGCGGATCGCCGCTTCAGCGGTCACGTCACCCGGCTCCGTCCCCCGGGGCTGTCCGTCCGGAGCAGACCCGGTCTTAGAGCGCAGCGTCTCCCGCTCGGCCTTGAGTTGTTCGATCTCCGCCACAAGATGACGGTATTGCCGCAGATCCTGTTTGGTCACGCTCCGGCACTTATCCACATTCCAGGCACACTCATGCACCGCCCTATCACCTCACACATCGGAATTCACAATCAGCCTCGGTCGCCAGGATAGTCTTGAGATCGTCGACCGCAACGGTGCCGGCCGCCAAGCAATCGAACTGCCGCAGGAATTTAAGGACAAACAAACGTAGATTTTCCCCTGTCAGATCCAACTCATCAAAGGCGGTCACTCCCACCGCCACGACCGCGATCTCAGCCAGCTCGTCTGCCATCGCCTGCCGGGCCTTTTCCAATTCTTTAACCGCAGCTTGACGAATGAGTATTCGATCATCAACTGTTACCCGGCGCTTGGCAGGCTTTCCCTTGGCCATCAGACTACCTCCTGGGCGAGCCGGTCCTGCCATCGTTGGAGCTTAGGCGACTGCTCGATGTCCGGACACTCGCCGAGGAAATCCAGGACATACATGACCACCAGCACGTCCTCG